GAACATGACAATTCTCCTTTTGAACACCTATTACTTAGTATCCAAAAGGTTGTATTTTTATTGTCAAAAAAGAGAATTACCTTTGCGTATAATGCAAAGAACTTCTATAAAAAGATCGTAAGAAGTGAAATTCCACACATCATTATAAGGAATACCAAAGCACTCAAAGTCCTTAAGGTTGTGTAACACGTATTTTCCCTTACGATTAAACTTCATAAAGAGAAGATTGACATCACCTTCGTCTGCTACATCAAGGAGTTGATCGATCCACTGATCAAGTTGTGGTATCTTTGTGTTGTGGAAAAGTCTGTGAAACGGAAAGTCTTTGTATGATTTACATTCTACGTTCCAATTAGAATATGAAGGTCCGGGAATAATATCACCCTTAAACGTTCTAATCTGACCTTCATGAAGAATCTCTTTCTTCTTAGAATTAGAACCACCAATAAATGCACCAGAATAAGGGACACGAATAAACGTCTCCCCCAATCTGCTAGTCAAATCGTTTGCTATCTCTCTTTCAAAAGAGGATCCTTTTCTTTTTGAAGCCGAACCACCGCTAGACATAAATTGGACAACCAAGCCCTTCTAGTAATCCCGGTGTCGTAATTCCAAGAACGTTCTTGTCATTCTCACCACCCCAAACACCTCTAGGACCATCAACTTCTTCAGAAACATCATTCATTGTACTTTTTCTAGACCAACAAATGACCGGATAAGGATCTGCAGCAACAATTGGAACTTTAGACTCATTGTTCATGAACAAGTAATGATCAATGCCGTAAACCAATCCAACATCTTCAAGATGCTTAATCATACCCTCTGCTGTCTCTGGTGTGATGGCATAAGCGTGTGTTCCGATAGCTTGCTGGATTTGAATGAGTCTTCTCACTCTTGATCTAGGAACATATGTCTTAGTATCTCTCATTCTTGGTCCAAGAAATACTAGATAGTTATCAGGAACCTCAAAGTTTCTGAAGTTTCTCATAACATACGCATCATGCTCAAGAATTGCACACGGCTTACCAATCTCAATAACACGTCTAAATGCTTTGATATGACTTGCAGTGCAGCAAACATTACCCATCTCTAAACATTCTTTATGTTCAGTAACGGTATTGTTGAGCATTTCAGACATTTCCCAATCAACCTTCATCCCTACAGATGCAGCAGCATCTTCTGGACCAAGATTTTCAACAGCCTTTAGATACTCGGATTCCATGTTACACCGTTCTACAGAGTCAGCGCAGACTTTAGCATACTCTTGACTACGCTGACTCCCTTCACGGCGAATGATTAAACACTTCTCAACTATCATTCTTTTTCATTACAAATGAAGTTGGCTTTCCCCAAACCTCATTAGTCTTCACCTTTTTAAATGGTTTACTTTTCTCTGTTGTTGGAATGGAGATAGAAGGATTTTTATTCTTTCTCCATTTCTGAACTTTACCAATAAGCTTTCTAAAATCTTTAGAGATGTTAGAGTTAAGACTCAGATCCATTTTCTACCCTTATAAAATTTCACAACCACCAGCAGAACAAGCAAGTTCTTGTGAAGCTACTGTATGATCATCTTTTTCATACTCAGAAAGTTTCTTCCAGTCAACCTCTTTTGGCATTTTATCCAAAAGCTCTTGGTATTCTTCCTCTGAACAATCCTGATAAGGTGCTTGCTTGTAAACAAAATCAGAGAACGGAAGGAAAGAAACACCGGACATGGCGTCAAAGTTTTCATAAACCCAAGCACCAACTTCCAGCCACTCATGTTCTTTAACAGAAATGGTCACAGAAGGCTTATGCTCACACCAATGTTCCTGATACGTTTTCCAAAGTTCCAACTGTTCAATTGCAGTCATATCTGTTCTGAAAACGGAATCAGCACTACACTTGATAGGGAACGAGAAGACAGCCGTAGAATCTGGTTTTGTTACGTCATCTTCTACAGGAAACCCTGCCTCAACCATCATCTTTGTCAGCGGGTCTTTCTTGTCACCACGTACTGTACGAATGTAATAAGGATTATGACGGGCATGAATACCAGATGCAGAATCAACCAACTGAGACACAGTACCAGAAGGTTTAACGCAAGTAATAGCAGCAGACTGATTGATTCCAATATCACCTGCATACCTTTCATTGACCGAGACAGCAACTTCTTTAAGACCTTCAAGCAATTCTCCTAAGTTATCGTTCTTATGAGTCATCAAAGGATTATCCATAATCCCTGTCAGAGAAACACCGAGAAGTCTTTCCTCTTCACAGTTTTTCTTCCACTCTTTCGAAATGTATTTAAAGTTCGTCAAAGTGGACTGGAAAGTGCCAAGGATTGTTGCCAAACGAACTTTTCTAGAAAGAGACCATTCGTTGTCTTCTGGACGTACAACAACTTCAGAAAGATTACAAAATTCTCTTGATCGTAAAATTATCTCCGAACATGGATTTGTTCCGAATTCATAATTCGGATCTCTACGGCCATTCTTTTCAACAATCTTCTTAGCAGCCTGTCTACTAAAGATACCACGTTCACCAGACTTAGAATCGTAAAGAGACTTCCATTCGTCCATGAAAATACCGATGTCTGGCTTTTCCCTATAAGCAGCAGAGTTATTAGCCAAAGCTCTTTGAAGATCGTGCTTATACCATTCACCGGACTTAGCAGCCCTCATACGGTCATCAAAAAGATCAGACAGGGAAATCAGTGCAGATCTTCTTACACCGCCTACAACGACAATCTCAGCAATCTTACACATGATGTCGTGACACTCTAGTGTAGTAAGTTTTCTACCAGCAGCATGTCTAAAGATATGAACACAGAAGTTAAACAAATCTTCTAAAGGTTCTGGACCGGAAGCACGGCCACCAAAAGTTTTAAGAGGCGCACCTGCTGGTCTTACTTTCGACATATCCCACTTTGGAATCTGGCCGACATACAACATACCAACAAGTTCTTTAAGAGCTTTTGCCCAACCTAACTTGGAGTCAGCAACAACAATGGTTGTATCTGTATCATTAAACTCATCTGCCACCACACCAAGCTTATTTGTAAAGTCTTCTTCTACGGAGAAACCTACGCCTGTACCATTCATCAGAATGTACATAGCTTCATCAAAAGAAACAGCTTTGTCAATAGACAAGAAAGCGCAGTTATAACCTGCAATGTTATCTTTTCTAAGAGCCTCACCTGCAGTCATCATAGCTCTCATCGAAGGCATCACATCCAGACTCAAAACAGCTTGTTCAAGCTCATCACGAAGATCTTTTTTTAAAGTATATCCGTTGTTTTCTTTAAGATGCTGTTCAAAGAAATCAAAATATCGAGCTACAGTTTCTTCCCAAGTTTCTCGACGGTTCTCGTCATAAAGCCATCTGGAATAACGGGACAGGTGAATATACTGCTGATACAGAGTAGGCAGGTGATTGCTCATCTAAGAGGCTCCTATTTTTACTTTAGTTTGTTGATATAGATTGTAGGGTCATTTGTTTCCATTGTCTCACCATCCTCAATCAAAACAACATCACCTTCGGTGATCTGAAGTGTTTCAGATATAAATTTGATCGTCTCAGGTCTAAATGCAATCAGAATTTGACCGCCTTCTTCTACTACCATACCCACATGCTTCTTTAGATTTTCTTCCACTTTGTAAACTCCAGTTTGGCCTTTAACCCCGAGAAGGTTTGGCTTTTGATTATAAACTTCAGGTCATTACTGTCAATTCCGGCAAGGATCATATCGTTCATATCTTTTTCCTCGATATAATCAGGCCAAATGACAACCTTTTTATCCTCAGAAATACACTTCTCAATCTTCTTAACAATCTCCGGATTCCGAGGTTCATTATCGTAGATAAAGACAGCATTTGAGTTGGTGGAATATTTAGAGGAAGTGTCCGAGCCAGCCATTGCTATACAGTTAGGAATAAAGAGTGAGTCAATTGGTCCTTCACAGATGTAAAAAGTCCTATTGATGTTCAGTCTCTCTAAACCAAAGATTTTATCATGATCTTTGAATTTTACCGTAATATACCGTACCTTTGAGTCCGGTTTAAGAGATCTTCCTTGTACTGCAAAGACATAGCCGTTCTCATCGAAAAAAGGTATGACCAACCTACCTTCATCATGAGTTGTATTAGCAAATTTATCTGGAACATGTTTGTTTATCCACTCTTTAAACTTAGGTGCATAATAAAGTTTGTGGTGAAACTTGTTCTCTATCTTACGTTTATCGACATAGACTTTCGCCTTATGATCATAACGTAATTGTGATACCTTCTTAAGTTCCATAAGAGGAGCAAACTTATCGTTCCTTCTCTTTCCAAACTTAGTTATATCAGTTTTGAATCGCTGCTTATCTTCTTCAGGCTGATTGCCTGAAATACTTTCTAGTTTAAACTCTCCATAAAGAAGAGGATTAACTTCTTTTAGAAAGTTATCAAAATGCATACTGGCAGAACAGTTATGGCATTTGAAGAAGTGAGTACCCTCTTTATGGATAATATAACCTCTAGTCTTTAGCTTATCCTTTTTTGAATCACCACAAATAGGACATCTAAAGTTATAGGTATTATTACCTTTATTCTTGAAGAGAGTTAAGGTGTTAGAGAGAAGACTAATGTACTTAGCTTCTGTTAAGAAATTGTTTTTCATAAAACCTCCACAAGGAATTATACAGAGGCTTTTGGAAGTGTCAACCCATTAAAAACTTAGCTATTGTTTCCATGTTTGTGACTAAGAACATGATGCCTGTGATTGCACCTAAGAAGATCCATCTCCATCTCTCAATACTATCAAACTTCTGATCAAATGAATCTAGTTTTAAACTCATATCTTCCTTCAGCCTATCAATCCTACGATGAACAAGCTTTTGTCCGTCTGTGAGGGCTTCCTTGGCGTCTTCCTGTACGTTTAGACGTTGATCGTGGACAGCGACAATCTTTTCGATTGAAGCAGATAGCTCAGTAAGTTTTTCGAGTGTTGCGTCCATCTTCTCAAAATACCGGGAAAAGTTAGATACCTGCTGTTCCAAGACAGCCAGCTTAGATTCGTGGTCCATTCTTATGACTTCTTAGTAAATTTTTCGATTGTTCTTGCACCAAACCAGAAGCCCATAATGGCACCGAAAATGGCTTGGGTATTTTCGTCCCAAATAAACTGAAGGGCGATTGTCACGTCCATGCCACTGTCAAGGGCATACCAAAAGGCATAACCTTTGATTGCTATGAACGTGAGAAAGAAAACATAGGTGATAAAAGGTCTGACAGCAGACTTGAATGCTCCGAGAACGCCACCAGTGTTAAGCTTAAGATCATGATCACGAAGAGATTGTCCCTCTGAAATAGTTGCTCTAGTATCTTCAATAGTAGCGTCAATCTGCTTCCCCATTTTCATGGCTTCGAATTGCAACTGTTGTTGCATTCTCATTTTTTCTATTTCGAGCTTTTGTTCTTGCTCTTTTGCCTTGTTATCCTGAGAGTTTTTAGCAAGGCCAATAAGGGTAGGAATTGAATTAACCAAGGAACCACCAAGAGTTCCTACCAATGTCATAATCATATCTACCCCCGTTTAATTACCGTCTCATAAGTCGGATAAGCCTTTTTTGTGCATCATACTGATTCATATTATGAAAATTATCACTTGCTTTCATTACTTCAGGCTCCTCAAAATCGTCCTCTTCACCTAAAGCAAGATCAGTCATTTGTTTGGACCGATCCAAGTAATCTACGATTGAGTCATAATATTTATAATTATCTAGTTTGTACTTTTTCATCTGAGAGGGAGTAATTCCCGGTTCGCCATCAGGACCAACACCAATACCTGCAATAGCCCCTGATCCAGCAGAAACTGTTGGAGCTTCTTCCTTTAGAAAAAAATTTCTAATATTTTTTTTAGGATCTATCATGCTTTTTTCTTAACAGTTCAATTACGTGGTTATCCATATTTATCGAAGAAGGATAAATTGTCTTGTTTTCAATTCCTATGTTTTCAATCTGTGTCGGACATCGGTTGATACAAACTAAAAACGGAACAAGAATGTCCAGATAATTTGACAATTTTAAAAAAAGAATTTTATTGGCAAACTCACCAAAAACGTTAAAGAGAACTAAGAGATGGTTTAATACAAGCCGATCCTTCAGTTCTCCTGTTTCTTTGTACTTGTTGAAAAGACGTTTTATATACGAAACTCTTTTCAGATCATCATAAAATTCAACAGTATCATAACAATTGGGATTATCATAAAAACGTGCCGCATAAAGCAGCACGTTCGATTCATCAATTTTTTCGTTCATTAACTATCTGGGAAAATGCTATCGTCCAGAGAACCTGTTGTGTTAGCAGCAGTTGTAAAGCCAGTAGCATCATTAGCAATAGAACTCATTGCAACCAGAACTTCGTGCTTAGTTCTAGCATTGCCGTGTGTGTCAGTGTAAGTTGTTCTCGTAATCCAACCAGCATGACCGACATCAGTGACGCCTTGTTCTGCAGTATCAATACCAAACACACCAATTGCAACATTGGACTGTGCTGGGTTAACACCATCAGAAGTGTGGTTGTAAATAAAAGAGTTTGCTGTGGTGTTAGCAAACATTACATAGCCATTAGCAGCGTTACCAGAAATGATCTGGTTAGACGGAGCATTGCTTGCTTGATCGTTTCTTCCCCATAAAGGCATTTTAATCTCCTATTAAGAATTCTTTTACTATTTATAATTATCTAAGTTTATCTAACTCTCTTGAAGCACGTTCCTTTGCTGATCTAACAGCCTTTGGAATCAAAAACAAAGCACCTAAACCAGCGAGACCCAAACCTATTTTCTTAGGATCGCCACTCAACACATATTCGGCTGTAGTTCTAGCAACTTTCTGCGTACCAGAAAGGCCAGCTTTACCCGTACTTGGGTTAAATGTTCTTGTTGAACCAATCCTTGTTGACATTAGCTATCTACCTTTGCATCTGCTCGCCATTGGTAACATGACCAATATTTAGGTGTGTGGCGGTCATCTTCATATGTTACAGCATCACATCCATGTCTCGATCTAAAGGCTGCTCTTCTTTTTGGATCATCTCTTTTAATTTCCATATTAGGATCACCAAATTCTACTTTAACAACATTTCCTGTTTTAGGGTGTGTTACATACACACGAAACTTCTTTTTGCTGCCAGAAGGGTTCCTGATAGGGTCTCCGAGCTTTACCGTCTTGCCCTGATACTTTGCCTCCTGAAGATGCTCTTCACTCTTTGTCTTCTTCTTTTTCTTTTTCTTGTACTCTTGGTACTTCTTCCAAAGATCCTTATCAGCAGTAGTTCTCGTCTTACCTCCCGTAGCAAAAGAATTAATACGGGCATAACCCCACTGATCAGGTGTTGTGCCGGGTCTATGGCCTGTCTTCCATGCTGCCTTACCCCGTTTAAACACTTGATTTAAGATCGAATATGGAATGCCTGTTTCTTTTGCCTTCTTACGTACACCTTTGTTGAAGACTTCTACAATTTCCATTTCTTCACCAAACATTTTTTCATACTTTTTTGTATGCTTGCTTGGTTTCGTCTCAGCATCTTTATCGCCGGGTGCTTGCTTGTAAGCTTTTGCATCATCATCTTTAGACTCAGAGCCTTTCTTAAATTGCTTTGCCCGTGCTTCTTTTTCTTTCTTACTAAGACCTTTGTAGTATTTCTTCGGCTGTGTACCCGGCTTGTTTTTAACATCGGGATCCT